AGAAGAAGTTTCTGAGCGCACAGCTCGCAAAATCTCTCGTGCGTACATGAAGGCGGCTGGAACCGCAGCGAAACTCACTAACCTCGGATTTGACGAGAAGAACCCTGAGACATGGACTATCTTTTCTGACATTTCAGACGAGGATCAGAACAACCTTGACGGCTACCAAGCAGAACTAATTGCTGGAATGGTTAAGCAGTGGTCACTAGGCGATTTGCCTACGGCTGACTCTGCGCTTGACTTGCCTAAGAATGTCTTTGAACAACTTGCTGAAGCCTGCGCAAACGAGTACAACCAGACCCCTGACTTCTCGCCAGACATTGACCCAAAAGCCCCTATCGCCGACTAGCGCGGCTGGAGGCAGCATTAAAGGGTAAAGACTCAGAAGTTGACGCAGAAGTTAACAATCTGTTTCGTGAGTATCAGTTTCGCAAAACATTTGGTGGGTCACACGAAGACTTTATGAACCAGCCCAAAGAAGTAACAGACTGGCTTATTGCTATTGACAACACCATGAACGAGGCTCAACGTGGCTAGTGAGATAATCATTTCCGGCATTAGTGAGTTTGACAAGGCATTAAGGTTTGACATAGTTAAGTCCGATGCCGCAGCTCGCAACATTGTTACTAAGGGCGCACTTGTTATTGAGCGCATGGCTAAAGAAGAGTTCCGCGCTCGACCTAGCGGATCACAACGAGTCTCCAAATCTGGTCGGGTTTACTATCAGGGCGCTCCTAAGTACCCTGCCGTACCACCTAAGCCAACACAACGCTCTGGCAACCTGCGCAATTCAATTAAGACGCAACGAGTAACGTCGCTTGGCACTGGTCGTTGGCAATCGGACACCGGCCCATCAGTTCAGTACGCAGGATTTGTTGAATACGGCACATCAAGGTCACGTGAGTTTCCATACATGAAGCCTGGTGTTAAGAACAGTTACGAAGAAATCAACCGAATCGCTCAGGAGGAGTGGCGCTTAGCCCAAGAATAATGAACACACTACCTCTAATAACACTTACCGCAGACATCACAAAGTTTGCTGAAGCAATTACACAGGCTCAATCACTTATGGGTGAGGTCAAGTAATGGGTTTTCTTCCACCAGTTGTTGCCACACTCATAGCCGACACCAAAGAATACATGGCTAAAATGACCGAGGCTCAAGGCAAGATGGGTGAGTTCGGCGTTGCTTCTGAAACAACTGGTGGAAAAATGTCTGCCTTTGGTGCTAAAGCAACCACAGCTATTGCAGCCGTTGGTGTCGCTATGGTTGCTTATGGTGTTGACAAAGCCTTAAAATACACCGAATCTTTAGATGCAATTCAAAACCAAGCCGGTGCATCCGCTTCAGAAATTGACTACTTAAAAGGTGTAATCCTACAGGTATCTAATCAAACAGCTATTTCTTCGGATCAAATTGCTAACGCATTTTTGCAAGTTGAAAAGGCTGGTATCAGAGGCAAGGATGCTTACAACCTTGTTGACAACGCTGCTAAAGCCGCAGCAATCACAGGTGGCGACGTTGCTTCAATAGCAACCACAATCGTTGCAGCTCAATCTTTGCAAATTACCAAAGGTGAAAGTGTTGCACAAGTAACAGCAACACTTGTCAAAGCAAACCAAAATCATGTTGGATCACTAGACAACTTGGTTGGTCTACTTAAAGGTAAAGTTGGCGGTGCATTAGCAGCCTACGGAATTAACTTGGGAGAAGCCGCAGCAGTTTCTGACGTTGCTTCTAAGGCTGGCTACACCAACGCTCGAAGCATGGCCACGCTGGCTACTGGTCTTGGCAAAGTAGAAAACCCAACTAAGGCTTCCGCAAAAGCAATGGCAGCGCTTGGTCTTAATTCTGAACAGTTGGCAACGACAGCACGTCACCCTGGAACTGGGCTTATTGACGTTCTTAAAGCGCTAGAAGTTCAATCTCAAAAAACCGGTGTTCCGTTACAAAAACTTATAACTGCAACATTTGGTGCAGGATCGGTTGGACTCGTTTCGGCTTTGGCCAAACAACTTCCTGCATTGCAAGCTCTAAATACATCGTTGCAAGGTGCTAGTCAAAAAAGTTTGAATACTGCATTTGGTCTAACTCAAAGTCAACTTAGTTTTAAGATTTCTCAAATTAAGACTCAATTAACTAACGCCCTTACCGGTATCGGTTTGTTGATGTTGCCAGCAATTACAGACGTTGCAAACTGGATAACAAATATCACTGCGTACTTTCAAAAGCACCCTCTGGTTCAGAAAATCGCTACTGACGCAACGATTGCCCTCTTTGCAGCCGCCGTTGGAAAGAAACTACTTGGAATCCTAGGATTAATAACCGTAGGTGAAGGTGTAGCAGGTGCAGCAGGTGCAGCAGGTGCAACAAGTGCAGCATCAGCCGCATTGGCTTTCTTGCCTGAAATTGCCGCTGCTGCCGTAGCAGCTGTAATTGCTTACGGCATTTGGAAAATGATATTTGGTGGTGGAAGCATTACGCCAATTAAAACGCCTAGCGGAACTCCGGTTGTTTTGTCTCCAAGTGGCGGTGGTCGTGGAGGTAATTGGAATGGTTTGTTTCCTCCAAAATCAGTAACTCCAAAGAAAACAACAGTTAACGTCACGGTCAAGAAGAAATAATGTCATTTATTAACGACCAACCCACCGATGAAAACTGGAACATTGTAATTGAGTCAAGCCTTATTGCTGAAGAACTTGCTAAAGACCCTGCCTTCGTCGCAGCCATAACCAAGCAAGTCCGTGACCAGATGACCAAAGACGTACGCTGGATGGGCAACCTATTCGCTAAATGGGCGCAGACTCAACCACCGGCCCCAACTACTAGAAAACGTGCGCAATGACACTTGCCTCGTTACCTACGCTGTCGGTGCAGATTGCGTTCACCCCAACCAACATCCAAAGCCTTACCCAGACTTGGACTGACGTTACGCCCTACGTTCGTGACTTCACTACCAAGTTGGGTCGTCAGCACTTCCTTGACCGTGTAGAAGCTGGAACGCTTCACATGACCGTCAACGAGCGCACAGGGTTCTTCCTCAACGGATCGGTCAACGGTACTGGTTATGTGATTCAACCTCGCCTACCTATCAAGGTTACGGCGACGTGGAGTGGCACAACCTACCCAGTGTTCTACGGCCTTATTGACACTATTGAAGAAAAAATTACCGACCAAATCAACGTAGACCTGACCATCAACGCTACCGACTTAATTAAGTTTTTGTCGCTTCGCTACATGGCCTCGACCAACTTTTGGAATCAGTACGCCTCAAGCGCAAGCGTAACCGACTGGTATCGCTTTACCGCTCCTACTTCGGTGGTCTGTACCAGCGCAGTAAACGCAAGTGGAACTGTTACCTATCAGGGTATTAACAACTTTGTAACAGGTCAACAAGTATTTGTTACTGGCTTTGGCGGTACTGGAACTTGCAACACATCTACTGGCCCAGGCACTGTTGTCTCAGCCACTTCTTCTCAATTTGTTCTTAGCGGTATTGGTGGAACGTCTGGTGCTTCTGCTGGTACTGGCTCTGCTTATCTAGCGACTATTGCAAATAGCATAAATACATCTAATACTGGATACGCCGGATACGGAAACGTAGCCTTCCCACCTAACGGTGCAATGGTTTATAGTAACGATGGATGTATTGATTTATCAAATGGATCAAATGTTCCTTCGGGTGTTGTTGTTCTACCTGGCATTTCCGATTTTCCCAATGCTGGTGGAATCGACTTTTGGGTTCTTGGACAAGACATAGCTGGAAAACTTTTATTGAGTGTTAGGTCTAGCGGTGTTCAACTTGATTTGAAAGTTACGGCAGAGGGATACCTTGCGGTATTTAATGGGGCTACTAGTATAGCCTACATTGCATCCGACCCAATTAACGATGGTTATTGGCATCACGTTGGTCTTGTAAACAATTCATCAAATCAATTATGTCTTTACCTTGACCGAGGTGCTACTGCTGGACTTAGTGGTGGCATTTACGACGGTTTTAACACAGTTGTAGGTTCTATTGTAGAACCATTGGTTATTGGCGGTTCAAACGCTTGGCTTGCAGGTTCAGCAGGTGCGACCCCAACAGCTCCTTGTCTTATTGACGAAGTTGTTATTAGTAGCCGTTCTACAACGCTATTTAGCGAAGTAACTAATCGATACACCGCTGGTTCGCTTCTTACAAAAGGATTTCCTGTAACAGCCAACGGCGTTTTATCAGGCGACAGGATTGCCGAGATTCTTTGTATTGCAGGTTTCGGCACTGTCTCCGGTGGTCAAGTAGTGCTTAACTCCAACACCTACTTCATCAACGACAGCGCAACAGCGTGGGTCAATGGTGCTTCGGGTAACGGCTTTATCGCCGTAGAACCCTGGTACTGGGATTCGCCAGTTACCGGATCAACAGCACTCGACCTCATCTTGCAGATTTGCGACACCGACATTGGCTCGTTCTACCAAGAGCCAAACGGAACATTCTCTTATTACAACCAGTTGTATTACGGCACTTGGTCATGGTCTGGCACGTCAGGAACTTGGACACCGAGCTACACAACGCCAACTGGCGACCACATTTGGACTGA